CGCCCATTATTCCGACTGTGGCGCCTACTGAAGCTTCTGTGGTGGTGTTATGGTTTGTCATGAAGAAAGTAAAAAGGGCTAGATGCCATAGACACCTAGCCCTTTATTTTACTTCTCCTCTGAAGCGGCGGCGGGCTGGGCGATACCGGACGCCTGTGCAGCGGCCAGAATCTTATCGAAGATCGGCAGTCCAACCTTGGCGTTGGCGATACCGCCAGCCTTGATTGCGATGTCGATCAGTTGCAGAACGCCATTGGCTTCTTCGGGAGTCAGTTCGAGTTTGATCATGTGGGGATGTGTGTTGATGTTTAGCCGAGGATGTTAGTAGACATACCATCGACGCTCGGCGGAACGTCGCTAGTAGGAAGTTTGAAGGGATCGACGATTTGCTCGTCGCGCAGAGGAGGCGTCACCTGAGGCAGCATCGGAGGAACGATCATCACAGGCGGCAACCACGGCAGCGGCGGAGCGATGATCGGAGGGTTGATCTGGTCAGCAATCTGCGCGGAGACGTTCGCTTCAATCGCGCTCTGATCGACGCCATTGGCGTAGCACCAGCCAAGCACCTGCGCTTCGGTCAACTGATCGTACGGCGTGAAGTTCTCGGTCGGCGGAGCGAACGATGACGAGCCGTAGCAGGTGCCGCTGTAGGTCTTCGCGTCGTCGCCGGTTCCGGTGGTTTCGGTGCCGTTGCACCTCCAGTCGGCGGTGATGACGACATCGGTTTTGTCGCCTTCGGTCGGTTTGACCAACAGGCGTTCAATGATCCAGTTGATGGTAATCATGGGATATTAGGCTTCGAGTGCTTCAACACGGGCGGTGAGTTCCTGAATGGCCTTCACCAGCACAGGAATGAGGTCTTGGCGAACGGACTTGTAAGGAGCCTCTCCTTCAGGGGCAGGATCTTTCCACTCGTCGATCAGGTTCGGGAACACGGTTTCAAACTCCTGAGCGATGAAACCACGGTCTCCCTTGATGTTCTTACCTTTTCCAGTCTTCCAATCGAACTTGCGGGGCTTGAGGGCGAGGATGGCATCAAGACCAACGTCGATGTCCTGCACGTTCTCCTTCAAGCGAGCATCTGAGATTGCAGAAATCGTCGTGTTGGTGGCGTACACAGTGCCTCCCATTCCGACATAGAAACGATAAGCTGATGCACCAGTTGAATAAAGTTGATAGCTTGTATCAGTATTAACAGAAGAAGACATCGTTGCGGTTGTGATGCCATTCGGTCTGACATACCAACCAACAGTGGTATCGCTAAGAGCCGTCTTCCCCACCAACAGATTCCCACTCGCATCCAGCGTCATCCCGGTTGTCCAGGTGATCGTAGATGCTGCCGTCCCGGTTCCTGCGTAAAGCCATTGATGTTGTCCCTGATTTTGGCTGTATGCGGTAGCAGCAACAGGAGTTCCAGCGGTTCCGATCAATCGCAACCAATTTGTTCCATCGTAATACGCATTGTTAAGGAGAAACGAATATCCAGTGGTATCAGTCGTGTATGCAACAGATCCACCAGCACCAATCTGGAACGCCTTGTAAGTGCTATGCCACGCACTCGGCGTAACCCCCACGCCGACGTTGCCGGAGGAGTCGAGCAGAAGTTTGTCGCCTCCAGTCCTAGATGCAAAAGTGACAGCATCCGAAAGCACCACCAACCCTTGAGCAACCGTTGCATACATCGACGCTGTACCGGAAGCAGCAGCTACTGAATAAGTGCCAGTGCCGATTGTAAACAGATTGGTCGGACTCGCAGTGCCAGCACCCACACCAGTCGAAGTAACCGCCAGCTTGTTCGTTCGAACCGTCAGGTCGCCGGTGATGGTGGCGGAGGCGAGGGTGGCGGTGCCGCCGGCTCCGAGGATCTGATTGGAGGTGATCTTCTTCGTGGTGCCCGACGCCGCCATCGACGTATCGGAGACGTCCACAATCGGCAGAACGTCTGCCGCGGGATCGACGGTGGTGATGGCCGCCAAGGCCGTGATTTTCGTGTCTGCCATATGCTAGTTTGCTTGGATGATCAGTTTGCCTGTGTCCTCCTGGAGCAGGAAGTCCCCGCTTTCCAAGAGCAAAGAATCGAAAGTGCCGAAGGTGATGACGATCTTGTCAGTGCCATTCTCCAGCAGAACAAAGAACTCGTCCTCCTGCAGCAAGTCACGCCGCAGTATGGGATAGTCCGCACCGCCGCCGCCGCCAGCGAACCGCTGGACGTCAACGCCGAGGCCTAGTCCCAGTCTCATTGATTAGACCCACTTGCGGTTGTACGCCACGATACCGCCGCTGCTCAGAGCGAGCGAGGTGAACACACCGGAGATCGAATCGCCGGCCTGTATGGTCACGCCAGAGCCCAAGCCGGTGATGTTGGACGTGCAGCCCGACAGGATCGACGTCGAGACGGCATGGATCTCCATCCAGTTGCCGCTCACCGTACCGTCGGCCGCGGTGATGTATTTGCCGCCGAACTCGCCGGCGAGCTGACGATTAGAGCCAACATTCATAAAGTGAACTTCTGACTGCTCCTCTTTGTGCCACCTTGCCAACCGACCTGCAAGCGTGTACCCCCGCACTTAACCCTAACCTCCGGGTTGTCGCGCTCGATCTCCTTCAGGAACTGCGAGTCCTTCCAGCAGTCGTAGCCGTACTTCGTGCCCCAGGCATGGTACAGCGTAGGGTCGATACGCATCCGAAGACGGCCGATGCCGTCCACACTGCGCAAGTCGGTCTGCGAGTCCTTGGCGATCCGCTTCTGCTGGATGCCGGCCTGCACCCAGTCCTTCTGGATGCCTTTTTCGAACTCCTTGATGACCGCACGGCGCAGATCTCCGGGAAGATCGTCCAGAGCGTTTGCAATGACTGAGGAAGCGTTCTGATTCATGGGCAGAGAAAAGGGGAGGCTGCCGGGTTTGTCCAGCAACCTCCCCGTGTTTGGAGCAATTAGGTCGCGCCGTTGAACATACCGAAGCCAGACGGGTTCTTACAAACCAGACCGGCAATGGCCTCGACGAGACGGGCAGGGCCGCCACCAGCGTCAGGCAGAGCCTTCACCTGCGGCAGCTTGGCGTAGCGCACCTCGACCATGTCCATCGGGATGACGTAGCCCTTGTTGGCCTGCGCGTCCAAAGTTGCGCCAAGTTTGCCACCGATGAAGGTGGTGGGGTGCAGGATCAGACGGCCGAAGTCGCCTTCGAAGATGTCGATGCTGTTCTTGAAGGTGTCGTTGCCCAGCTCCTGATTGAACGTGCGCACCGAGGTCGCAGCAATCGTGTTGGTGTTGGCAACTTGGGTGGTGCCCGAGGCAGTCAGGTTGGTGAACGCACGCTTCAGCGTGGTGCCCAAGATACAATCGTAGTCGCGGAAGGTGCCGGTGTTGCCGTAGATGGCAGTCAGCACGTTCTGCGCGGTCGCCTCGGTGAAGGCGGCGGATGTAGTGGTAGAGACAGCTCCAGAAGCAGGCTTGAACTGCGATCCAGCGGCCACCGCGCCAATATTGGCCGGAGAATCAGCGGTCAGCCAATTACCAAGCGAGCCGGTCAGGTAGGGAACTGAACCGTTGTCAGCCTGGGCGCCCTGGTTAGTACACATAAATGTACTTTCCATATCCCGTTTAATCAAAACGAGGGTCTTAGCAATGCCGTTGGCAAGCTCATCGGTCACGCCAGCAATTTCCTGAGTCTCGGCGATGAAACCGATACGAATATCGCGGCGGAAGGCCTGGGCGTAGTTGTTCAGGCGGGTCCGGTTGGTCACCGGGTTGGCAGCGGTGGACACGGTCACATCGGAGCCGTCGATAACGCCCTGCAATTGAGGAGCGCCGTAATTATCAACGAGCCAAGAAAACTGCATATTTCCGATGTCTTTTCCTTTCGGAGACATCGAAACAAACGGAGTCGACTTGGCGTCGACGATGGCGATGTAGTCCGCCAGATCTTCACGAGCGGCGGAGGTGGAAGCGAGCGGCACAGAGCCGCCCTGGTTGGGTTGGAGCAGGGGCATGGTTAGAGCATCCTTTTCAGTACTTGAGCCAGTTCACTTTGACTTCCGGTCTTCGAAAACTTCGACTTCGCCTGCTGCAGGCCGACCGTAGCCGCATCCTTTTTCACAGGAGCAGCAGTAGGTTTGCCCGGCTGACTCGGCGCCTTCACGATGGGCTTCACCGCGGGTTTCCCCTTCGATGCCTCCAACCGCAGCTTCCGGCCAGCAATGAAATCGCCGATGAGCACCTGGTACTCCGGCAGGCTTGAGAGCTGCGGCAACTGCCGCAACACCGTCTGCGCCTCCGTGTACTCGTTGCTTGAACGGTCCTTCCACCAAGGATAGAGCTGCTCGGCCACCGGCTTGATCTGCTGATAGTTCTGCAAGAATCTAGCACGATTCGGGATGTGCAGATCCAGCGCATCTTCGACACGCCGTCTGATCTGCTTCACCTCATCCGCGCTGTACTCCTTGCCGTCTACTTCGCAGCCGTCGATGTTGTCCTCGCACCACCGCTTCAGGTTACGGGCTTTGCTCCACTCATCGTTGAGTTTGGACGCATCCCAGACATCAGCGAATGGATCGTTGGACGCTAGCGCAGGCACAGGCCGCTCGGCTTGAGTCTGCTCCAGCTTGCTCTTGGCGTCGTTGAGTTCACGCTCCAGCGCCTCGGCCTTCTCCAGCGCCTCTTTCTTCTGGCGCGTGAGCTTGTCGATACGCTTGCGGAAGCCCAACGACTCGTCGTTGTCTTCGGATTCCGAAAGAACTTCATCAGGCGGCTCGGCCTGACTCTCCGTTTCTTCAGCGGTCGGTTCCGCTGCCTGTTCCTCGTCCGCACTCGCGGCCACAGGCTCAGGCTCCGACTGTTCGACGCTCTGCTGCCTTTCCTCCTCCCCGCTGAATCGTGTCTTCAGCAGCTTCGCCAACGCCGATTCGTCGAACTGCATCGGGTTGATTGGGGGCTGTGCCGTGTTTTGGGCAGGTTGCGCTTCCTGTGTCGTATTCGGGATGTCCATGCTGTTTTGACCCTGCAAGTCGGGTATGGTTCGCCAGGGTGGTTAAAGGCCCACCAAGAAGCCGTTGTTGTAGTGAGATATCAAGAATGACGAGAAGTCAAATCTTTCTCACTTCTGAGCGAGCTTATTAGCAAGCCCAAATCTTGTATGGCAGCAGCCCTGCCGCAGTTGTAGGCGCGGTCTTCTGCTGACAGGTTAGGCATAATAGCAGAACGACTCTCGTCCTCTGCCGTATCTGCAATGATCTGCAGGAATGCCGCGATTACCGGGTGCTCGTCGGATACCGACAGAGCTTCGGCCAGTTGTTCTTGGTTGAGTTTCATTGCACTCCAAGGCGGCCAGTGACCGCATTCTGCTGTTGCTGAACCGAGAACTGCAGGTTCTCGATGTACTTCTGCAGGTTGGCTTGGAAGAGCTGATCCTGCTGCAACTGGGCCTGATACTTCGGATTGCTCGCCAGCACCTGCTGGGCGAACTGCAGGCGCATCGCAGCCGTCGGGTCGTTCTCGCGCAGCATCGGGGGATTCCCGAGGCTGATCAGCGCAATCTCGTCGTTGGTCTCGCCGAACATCTTCTGCGCAGCCGGCCCCTGCTGCATCACGAGCTCGGAAGCGAGGTTGGGGTCGATTGAGCGGAGCGCCACCGAGATCAGCTTGGCCCGGTCGATCACGCCGGCAGTGTCGAGAGGCAGCACCAGGGTGCTGATGGCCTTGAGCTTCTCCGTCACCAAGTCGGTCGACAGCTCGCGGATGTCGAACTTCAGCATCACATCGAAGTCCTGCACGTTCTCCGGCAACGGCGTGGTCGAAGCCGTGATGCGCATGATCTCCGCGGGGCCGACGTACTGCAGCGTCAAGGCAAGCACCTGGCGGAAGGCCTCGGTCCACCCGTGCAGCCAGTTGTTGATCAGGCGCTGCTGGCGCATCTGGGTCACGGCAGGCGGCACCTTCTCGGTGGGGCGCCCGAAGTACCGATCAGTCTGCGCCATCACCGAGTCGATCAGGTTGAAGGCAACACTCGGCTCCCGAGCAGGAGGCGCTAGGAAGCCAATCTCGCCTCGGCGCAGCACCGGCACCTGCACGGCCGGGCCAATCTTCAGGTTGCCGCCACGAGTCTTTGGCACCTCGATGGGCGGCAGCGTCGCCAAGCTGGTGTAGTCGAAGATCGAGTCACGCTGGGCCTTCACCTCATGCTGCCAGGTCGAGCAGATATCGGGCACGCCGCGGCTCTCGGTGATCTGACGATGCACCACCTCCGAACGCCACACCACGAAGGGGTACTGTCCGTGCGAGTACTCCAGCGCCTCGAAGTAGCCCCACTTGTCGCCCACCTGAGGGCTGAAAACCGTGTAGAACACACCCGGGATACCGTCGCTATCCACGGCCTTCTGGTAGGCGTAGACCACCTCGATCAGGTTTTCACGGTCGAGCAACGAGTTCTCAGCCAGCCCGACGCTGTACGAGAAGTCCGAGTAGTCGCTGAAACGTCCCATCGTGTTGATCGCTTCCTGCGCCCACTCGCTGTCCCAGCCCTCCACCTCGACCTTGTTCAGCAACTGAGCTTCGGTCATGTAGAACCGGCGGAAAATCACCCGTGCCGACTGGATATCGGTGGTTTCCGGCGGGAACACCATCTCATCCCACGGCGCCAAGGCCGCGATCATCGGCTTGTTTGTAACCATCGTGGGCACCGGGAAGTCACACTCGCCCTCGTCGCGCAGCTCGCGCACAGCCTTCAGAGCCCGACGCTTCTTGAGATTCGGGAAGGCAGCCATCAGCAGCTCCGCGGACTGATCATCGGCCTCCGGATTGGCAATCAGGTTGGGCAAGTCAGCCAGAACCGAGCCCTCGGGCGACTGCGCAGCCAAGGCCATGATCTGGTCCATCGTCAGATACTGCTCCTTCTGACCCAGCTCCTGCTGCCAAGTGACGTGCACACCAGCCCACCCGTAGGTCCACAGGTATTGCGACAGCAACTCAACCTCACGGGTCAAATCGTTGTACATCTTAGCGTTGGTCGCCCAGTCCATCAGGTTGTGGGCGGTAACAGCCTGATCGAGCTGGCTCACGTTGCTCGGAGAAACTCGGAGCATCGAGCGCCAGAAAGACGTCGAGCACAGATCCACAAGGCCATTGATCACCTCATCGGCCAACGGGATACGCGTGTCGCTCGCTCCATCCCAAGGAAACGCCGGCTTGTTACGGTTGGCGTCGTTCCACTTCTTGCCATCGTCGGTCTGCCCAGCCCACCGGCAATACCGCACCTGCTCGACACGGTCGACACGGGCAAACACACCGTAATCGGTAGCACTGCGCCGTAGCTCCTCGGTCAATGCCGGCACATTGGGCTCCTCGCCGACCCGGGCCATCACGTCTGTCGCCGTCTTGTAGGAATCTCCTTGCATAGTGTCTTGTGTTAGTATCCACCGCCGCCGCGACTATCAAAGCCCCCACGGCCGACAAAGGCAAGGCCCGAGACCAACAACATACCTAGGCAATCAATGGGGTCCTTAGTAGCACCCTTCTGCCCATCCCTGCCCGTATGCTCCGACAGCGCATAGATCAGGTTAGTGCAGTCGTTCACAACGTACAATTGTGGCTCGTTAATCGCCGTCAGTTCCTGCGTGGCATCGTAGGAGAGCTGCGAGTTGATCGCAGACGTCCGCTGGTCCACAGGCACGCCCGGAGCCGGTATGAAGGCCATGCCATCATCAGTCGGATCTTCGGATTCGGCCAATAGGTCGATCAGCGTAGTGCCTCCAGCCTCCGATAATGCTGGCGATCCACCCGCTTTCGGGTCGATCAACCGCATCACCGGCTCGCCATAGCCCAAGTCGGCCTCAATCTGCCTGAACAGCTTCCGGTACTCCGAGATCGACCGGCCAGCCTCCAGCGTCTGCGCAGGCCCGGGCTTACCGTCAGCCTTCTCGCTAGGCAGCACCCACTCGCCATAATTGCTGAAGTCAGGGAACTCCCGCACCACCACCCGCTTCCCATCCTCGTACACCAGCATCCACAAGGCATACCAGTTACGCGCACCCGCAGGATCGCAAACCATGTACAGCGTCCCGCCAGCAGGCACCGAGGAAGCCGGGATGCAATGAATCTCAGGCCTGAACCGCGCAAAGGCCTTCCCAATGTTGTCAGAAGCCCACCCATAGGCCCGTGTCAGTATCTGTCCCATAGGCGAAGCCACTAGCTTCGACTTCATCTCGTCGAACGGGTTGTACGGGTTGTCCTCCGAGAAGAAGAACACAGTCCGCCTATTGGTCTGATTCTGCACCATAGTGCGTGCAGCCTTACCCACAGGCCACGTCGGCAGTCCTTGTTTGCCTTTGAGCAACTCAGCGTCGTGGAACTTCGTAATAGCAGAGCCAGCAGTGAACTCCTTGTACACACTGGCAACACCCTCCAGCGGCGTCTGTGTGATCAACAGCTTGCCCCTCCTTGTAATCAACCGATACCGCAGCGTCTCCACCCAGCTCTGTGGCACCAACTCGTCGCACCAGATCAGATCAGCCTCACGGCCCTCAATCGTGTTCTCCGATTGCGTGTAGTTCAGAAAGTCGCACCTAGAGCCATTAGGCAGAATGAATGAGCCATCGGTGAAACCATTCTTCCTGCTGTAATTCAAATAGTGGATACGGCCCTTCTTGGTAGCTCGTAGTGCGACAGGCAGATAGTTGTAGATAGCAGGCTGCTGCACAGTGACACTAGTGGCATGGCTAGTGTGACAACACAGTACACTTGCGTTCTCCTTCTCCAGCAGCGTTTGCACAACACGCCTAGCTGCCCACAAGGTCTTACCAGCACGGTTGCCGCCGCTGATCAGCAGCTCCTGGGTGGCGCCATACTCCGCATTGGCCACCTCCCAGTGGTCCGGGATGTAGCCGTAGGTGTACGGATCAGCCTTCTCCAGTAGGACAAGCTGGGTGCGCTTCTGCTTCAGCTCCAGTGCACGGGGGTGGCTGGCGTCGACCTTGGGGATGACAGGGTGCTGCGGCTGTTCGTTCCACCAGGCTATGTTGCACGCCTCGTTGCAGAAACGCTTCTGCTTAGGGCCGCTGTGCTGTTTGATGACTTCGAATGGCGCATTGCAGGTCATGCAGCGCGGTGCGGAGACGACGGCGGAGGAGGCGGAGTTCACGGCGGAGGTGTGTGTTTTCTAGGGTGAGGTCGAGGTTGTCCTGGGTGGCGAGGGTGAGGGCGGTGTGATAGAGGCTTTCCTGATATTTTTCGTTTGAGGAAACCCGTCGCCTTTTAGGCGTTGCCGCAATCCGCCGACCCCCTCCCCCGGGGGGTGCCGCGGTGACTGCTGTTCCACCTGTCGTAACGGGGTAGGACACTGGCTTTCTGCTCATGGTGCAACGTGCGTTTGGCCCAATGTTTACGCTGGTTTGCTGCGTGTTTGCGTGACCAAGTGAATATAATACGGATTGTGCATCAATGCGTCGAAACAGGCCTAAACTCGCGTGTTTCGGTGGTTGCCGCGGTGGAGGGGTAGGACATTTGGAGCTACTACCTAAACCGCATCGGGCAGTTGCTCGTCGTTCACGGGGGTCACATCGCGCTCCTTCAGGTCCTTCATTAGGTCCCGGTGGTTGACGCTGGCTGTCATAGCGAGGTGAATGCTGGTAGGCTGGCCCTTCAGCATGGATAATTTATCCAAGGTGACGCCTATTGCGATGGGTAGTGTTCTATCGTCGATGTAGTTGATAGATGTTTCTGCAAGTCGCTTAGTGCCTTTCCAAATAGCTACCTCCATGAACCCCGTGACATCCTTACGCCACTCTTCCTCAGTCTCGGGATAATCTATCGGAACCTTGACGCCTCTTATGTATTTGAACGTGGCTCCCTCTGTTAAACCAGCTTCCTGACTGATGGTCTGCAATGACTTGTTGTGTATCACGCCTTCAACAATGGCGTCCGCCTTCTCCTGTGTCAGTGTCGAATTGAAGTGCTGGTTTGGGTTCTCTGTTTTCTTGTATCCTAGCTTCTCTGCAGTCTTGAGCACCTTCTCAATAGTCTCTTCTGGGTAGCTCCTTATGCCTTTGAGGATACGGTTGACGTACACCTCGTTGACACCAGAGGCCTCTGCGATGGTCCTCTGTGACACTCTGCCTTCCCGCTTTCTCTTATCGGGCTTACCCGGCATAAGGCGCAAAGCTGTAGGGGAACTCTCCCCAATGGTTGAGTTGTTTCTTGGGCATCATCGAGTAGTGCGGCACTTCGCACAGGCTCATCCTGAAGGCAGCAGCGAAGTCCTCTGAGAGGTACTCCAGTTGCCCCGGCATGGTGTCTACAGCGAACGGCATCCACAGCGTGGGGAACTCCTCGACGCGCACGTCCTTGCACCAGTCGATTCTATAGGGGGGTGCTATGTCCACCCTCCCGAGCTTTTCTAGCGTCTCTACGAGGCGTTTACGAGGGATTGCGAGGCATCCGCTTGCGAACATCTGAATCGGCACCAGCTCACTAGCCGACTCTGCGTTGGCAGTTTGGAACTTCAGGGCCTGCAGGTGCTCTGCTTTCGGACGCAGGGCTGGCCTAGGCGGCAGTGTGCGGCACGGGTAGGGGATGCACACGGTTGCCTGGTGCTGATGGGCGAGCTCTGCCATACGCACGATGTCGGCCGCGGCGAACTCCACGTCATGGTCGATCTGCACCCATACGTCCTTGCCGGAGTCGAGGAACCACTTGGTAGCCCTGCAACGGCTGCGGGATATCAGGGCATCCTCGCGGATGGTGCGTAGGTCTGTCTGGCGATCTGATCGTGCGAAGGTGGCTGTCAGATCGACCCAGGACATGAGGCAGGCTGCTGAGATGCCTCCGTAGGCATACAGGCTGACATGGATGGAAGGCCTGGTGCCATCCTTGGTCTCGGGCTGCACCACCGACTTCGGCCTTGGTGCGTAGAGGAACGGGTCGTCCACTGTTGGATTGGTTGGGGTGCTCATTGGGATTGTTGGGTGAGGCCTGCTGCTTCTCGTTCTCTGGCTAGGGTCAGTTCGTGGCCTTTGGAGATCATGTAGACGATGGAACCGCGGGGCACATTGCAGGCCTTGGCAGTGCCATCGAGGCTGAGGCCCATATTACGGAGCTGGTAGGCGCGAATCATGGATTCGGGGTGGTGCCTGACTGCTTGCTGAGCGTAGTCCTCGATGAGCATGGGGTCCGGCGAACCGTCTTCGAGGAACTTCTGGTTTGCCGGGTAGGATATCCAACCGGCTTTGACGGCTCGTGCGATTATCTGCGGTGCTTCAGATAATAGCCTGAGGTTGTCGTTGTGTGTTCTGCTCATATCAATAGCTCGGCGATGGGTCTGTGAAGCGGCAGTATTGGCCTTCGTAATGGAGGTTCACGATTCCGCATTCGCCGTCTCTCTGTTTGGCGATGATGATGGCAGCTTCGCCTGAAGCTTCCGATCTGTCACGATTCAAAAGCATCACGAGGTCTGCATCGCGTTCGATCTGGCCGCTGTCTGCGAGATCGGTGAGGCGTGGCTGCCTGCCTTTTTCCTTCTCCGACTCTCGGTTGAGCTGGGCAAGGCATAGCATAGCGACTCCTGTTTGCACTGCGATGTCCTTCAGCTTGCCCGATACCTCTGCGACCTCGTAGGTGCGTTTCTCAGAGCGATCGGCTGCCTTGATCTTCTGCAGGTAGTCTACGATCACCAGACGTACACCGTGCTTGCGCACAGCTCGTCGAACATTGGCCATGATGTTGGAGATACTGTGAATGCTGGAGCCATCAATGAACCATAGTGGGCTGTTGGCCACCTTGCCCGATGACAGCATCATCGACTTCATTTCTCCCTCATTCAGGTTTCCGCTCTTGAGGCTCTGCATCGGGATGCTTCCAACGGTCGATATGGTGCGTCTGAAGATTGCCTCTTTGCTCATCTCTAGGCTGATGAAAAGAGTCGGCACCTTGGACTTGATCGCAGCGTGTTCTGCAATGGCGATTGCGATGGCTGTTTTACCGATGCTCGGACGGGCTGCGATGATGGCCATCTCACGGGGCTGCAAACCGTCGGTCTTTTCATCCAGATGAAAGAAGCCGGTGGGGATGCCGGAGAGCTGTCCCTTCCGGTTGAACCGATCCTGCATCTGGTCGATGAATGACCCGGCAACCTGTTTGCTGGTTGTGAGCGTCTCACGGGACACGTCAATGCTGAGCCCTGCTTCGGCATTGGAGACGATTTGATCGGGCTGGAGGGTCAACATAGCGGACTCGCGTATCAGGCGGTCCCCAGCGTCTCTGAGCTGGCGTCTGTGGGCAGCCTCGACGATTGCCTTGGTGTAGTAGGTCAGGTTGGCCGGGCTGGGGCAGACTTCCATGGCCTGATTCCAAGCATCGAATGGGGCAGGAAGTTGGCCATAGGCTTTCTTCCATTCCTTGTGCAGGTCGGAGAGCGTCGGGCTTTTGCCTTCCTGAACCATGCCGCGGATGACATCGAAGGTCAGCCTGAGTTCATCCCGTTGAATCCATTCGCTCCTGATTTCCGATACGGCATCCGAGGATGTGTCGATGGTTCCGTTCAGGCAGGCTCCGATCATGCCGTATTCGTCATCGTTGGCGTGGAAGGGGTCATTGGTCATAGGCTGTCCTTCCAGTTGAGTTCCTTTTTCCCAACCGGATTTGGCATGGCGCCGGCAGAGCTTTGAGGTCGGTAAAGGCCTTTCCAGCCGGATGCGATTGAATGCTCGACGATAGACGGGAACTCCGCAGGCGTGAACTCACGCGACCACTTGGTCAGTGCTGCGGTCAGGCCGGTCTTCTTGTAGGATTCACGCTTCTCCGACTTGTACTGCAGCCACAGCTTGACGGCATCGAGGCAGTTCTGGGTGCGGAGGCTGTCGGGCAGTTCGATCCCATGGGCGACTTCCCACGGAGACTTTGGTGTCGGTGTATGTATTATAGGAGAAGGAGATGGAGACGGAAAGCATGATTCTGGTACAGATTCGGCATGATCATCGGCATCTTCGCGGCAATGCGTTGGCAATGCGTTGGCATCCTTGTTCCACCGCAAATTGGCAATATCCCGCTGTTTTTCGCTTCTTTCCTTCTGTTTCGACCTTTCCTTCTCCAGCCGCTTGTTCCGGTAGTGACCATCGTCTCCAGCTTCGAACTTACTTTGGCATATGCCTTGGCAATGCGTTGGCATACCATGGCACATCCGCTGGATGTCGAGCTCGGTAACGAAGCCTTTCGACCATTGAAGGCACAGCAGGCTGATGTAGGCGCCACGCTCCTCGTTGGTCATAGTCATTGTGCCTGCTAGGAAGTCGTCGGCATAGAACTGGAAGGCTGGAGCCCTTCCTTTGGGTTTAGTCTCTTTCATGATTCAAACGAAAATCCCCACCAGACACAGGGTAGGAGATCGCAGGAAGGGACTGCGAATGCCTGTGGTGGTGGGGATAAAAGTTGTCATGTCCTTCGTTTGGTATCGACGCTCACCTCCTACAGCTCACGTCGACGTGGCCTCCCTATCGCACAGGCTTGGCCTTGTCCAGCCTGTCGTACTCCTGCGCCTCCTGGAGCGCTCTTATGTGCTGCTCATGTGTAGGCTCGTCTGTGCCGCATAGGATGCCTAGACGCTCATGGTATCGGTAGGCAGCCTCCTCGGACAGGTTGTCGGGTGTTGGAGTCATTGCGATGTTCCTAGCTGCCTTCAGGTGCATCCATGACCCAAACGATGTCTGCGATGCGTACGTCGATGCCGCGCTCTGCAGAATAAGCCACCATGTAGTCTGTTTTTTGTTTCAGACAACTATCCAAAGTAAGATGTATCCATTCATTGCTGATAATCTCTGCACCTGTGAACCTAATAACCTCACCTGTTCTGAGTTTAACAGCATAGTCGAAGCAGTTATCAATGCACGCCTTTGCAAGCGCATTGCTGCCAACAACCATCTGTATCAGTTTTCTGCGCTCTTCCGCTTCCATTATTGCTTGCTGCAGCAACGGATCTTGGATTGAAGTGTTATCGTTCATAGTTTCAATAGCTAGGCATCAGAACATCCGCCACCTGCTGGGTCAGGCGGACATCCTGCAGGCAGTAGTCGATGGCTGCCTGGCGGTTGGTTTTCCACAGGTTGGCGAAGTCGGCGCCATTGCCGGTCTTCTCCCCGAGCCCTAGATGCCTGCTGATGGCTCCGAGGCTGCCATGAGCCCGGTTGTCCCCGAGCTGCCACACCTCGCGCAGGTCGACGATCAGGTCGTTCCAGTACCGGCCGTTGCGTATCCAATAGGGTGGCGTGATCCGATGCTTCCACGAGCGCTTGATGAGGAAAGGCAGGTCGAAGGCCTTGATGTTGAACCCGATCAACCGCGGCTGGCGCTCCCAGGTGTTCAGCAGCTCCCACCATTGCCGGAGCATAGCGGCCTCGCCATCAGCGTCGGACGACAGGATGGCAGGCTCGTCGCGCTCTAGGCGGTATCCGATGCACAGCACCTGGCCGCTCAGGGCATCCAAGGCAGCGTTGCGGATGTAGTCGGTGACGTGGTTCTCCTCGGCCTGCCGGATACGCTCGGCGATCTTGTCGGGGTCTTTGGTGTTACCGAGCTTCACGTCGGCCGGGTTGAAGGCCGGTATGGCAAGCTCGCCAAACGGCAAGGCTCCGGTCTCGATGTCGAATATGATGGTTGGGTTAGCTGGCATTGGTTTTGGGGCGGTTGAGGCTGTAGTAGGCTGTTGATACGGAAACTTTGAAGTGCTCGGCGATCTCCCGGTAGCTGTGCCACGGGTTGGTTTTTCGCCATTCTTGGATACGGGCCATCATCTCCTTGTTGATCTGATAGCGGCTGTATGGCTTGCGGGTCGGTGGTTTCCAGTGCGGCTGGCGCTTGGTTTTCACACGGCGCTTCTTGAGTGCGTCGGGGTTTGGTGGAGGCTGTGGTGCTGGCTTGACGTAGCCAGGAGGCGGCGCACAAAGCGCTGCGATACGTTCTGCAGAAAGGTTGAGCTTCATTTAATTTGGTGTGCGTTTGTCCCCGGATGCGCACCCCCCGGAACGAACCATGAGTCCCCCAGCAGCAACAGGCTGCCGGGAAAGTGTTAGATTGGCTTGCCGCAGTGTGGGCAGTTGCAGCCCTTAATCGGGCGTTTGGTCAGCGGCTCGACTCCTAGCCACTCGCAGATCTCGTTGTACGACTTGCGGCCGAATGACCACACGGCGCCCGGGTAGAGGTGGCCTGTGCGGTATAGGGCCAGAGCGTCCTCCTTGCTCTGGATTGCCAAGGCATCAAGGATGCGGTGTGTCCGGTTGCTGAACGGGAATCCCCATTGAGCGGAAACGTATTCGAACCGTTTGGCGGCCTTGACCACCTGGCTGATCCGCTGCTTGGTCAGAGCCAGCTTGTTGCCGATCTCCTGCAGTGTACGACCCTCGGCACGCATCAGCACCACGGATGGTACCAGGTGGGCTAGGGGTGTGCGTTTTCTACGATTTGACATATGTAAGGTGCTCCCAGATTCGTTGGGTGCTGGTTTCATTGTGAAAGTAACGACAGCTTTTCTGCCTCTGCCTGGCGGGTTTCCAACATACTCTGAACGATCCAGAGTGCTTCTTTGTATGGTGCCCATTTCCCCCCATCCTTTGAAATGGTCACGTTGCTGTGAGGTATGATGTGCCAAGGAATCCAATAGGTTTCCCCGGTGTCGAGTTGATGTAGTGCCATCAGGTCTGCCTGAGGCGCTTTTCCGATTCGATAGAACCAACCTTTGCAGGCTCCATAGACCGCGAAGTTAGCCGATTTGACGTCAATTCGGAGAACCTTGTTGACGAGCAGGTCAAACGGCCACTTCACGGCGATGCTTCTCTCCACCTGAAACCCTGCTGATTCCAGTATCGTCTGCACTCTCTTTTCACCATTCCATCCAGTGTCTGAGTCGGAAGGTGCTCTTGTAATGCCAAGCCTGTCTGCCCATTTGAAGAACCCACCTTTCTTCGAAATCTGATTCGCCAGATCTCCTTGTCCTGTTGAGCGAAGGTACTGATTGGTGGGCATGAGCCCGGTGTTGCGGTAGTTCTCCATGATTCGGTCTGCGATCATGGCCTCTGTCCAAGTCTTTCTTGTCATCGGTGCTACCACTTACCGGTTAAAACGATCAATGACAAGAATCGTTTTAGAACGGCAGGTCGTCTGAATCAGTAATCTCCTTGTTGGCCTTGATCTCTTCCAGCCGAGCGTTGATTGCGGCGATGAGTCGCTTGTCCTCGGCCGTGATGTCCTTGTTGGCCATGGCCTTCGGCACCCACACCTCGGCCAGGCCGTTCACCGCGGTCTCGGTCAGCTCTGAGACAGGCGTGCCGCGGAACTTACCGACGTGCACCTGAATCTTGCTCAGGTCGAGCTTGGCGGGCGCCTGGGTCTGGCCCTGCTCGTCCTTGGGAGGCCTGTCCTTCAATCGCACCCACTGGCCGCTGGGCTTCAGCTCGCCCTGCTTCAAAGGCATGATGAGCTTGATGTTGGCGTAGGTCTTGGTGCCGTCCGCGCTCTGCTCGTGAGCGATCACCAAGGTAGCCGACTTGCCGATGAGGCTCTCGATGTCGAGGGCCTTGTTTTCTTGGGGCGTGAGCGCCCGGCCGAACCAGTCCTTGAGGAACTTGGTCAGGGCTGCCTTCTCGTGCAACGAGGGCACCATGGGCTTGGTAAACACCACCCAGGGCTGCACCGGGTCACGGGTGTCGTCGATCAAGTCGATCTCAAAGGCGAACTTGAACTTCTTCTTGGTGCCGTACTCCGTTTCGTACTCCTTGAGCGGAGTCACGTCGACGCACACGGCCTTGCCGGTGTATTCCGGGCACGGTGCGTAGTCCTTCTTACCGCAACTTGCGCTGATGATCATGCTATCGTCTTACGTTGTGTTGTTGTTGTTGTGTTATTTCGAGGCCTGCTTTTCGACCTCGGAAAGTTGCTGGGCCATCTTCATGTAGTTCGCCCAATAGTCCGGGAAGGCATCCCGCAGCTTCTTCAGGTTCACAGGGTCTGCAGCCAATGCCGCTGCGCCCAAGGCACGCACGAAGCTGCCGCCGTACTCCTGCATCGTCCTGGCCACATCTCGATCGGTGACGTTCACTTGGTTCCCTTTCCACGTTTGCGCGTCCAGTAGGACGTGTATTCCATCTTCTTAGCCTTGGTTGCCGCTACGATCTCGCTGATCTCGCCCTTGCGGAAGCGGTAGTGGCCTGTGCCTTCGTGTCGTAGTTTGTCTGCTTTGTTCATCGTCCCTCCAACCATTTCTTGAGGTCTTGAAGCTCGTCGGCTTTGGCTTCCAGCTTCTTGATCCGCTCACGGGCTTTGAGCAGCTCGGCGCGATAGTTGTCTGATCTAGTGCCAAGCTCGAAGATGCGCTCTCCATCCTCGATGAGCCTTGTTTTGTAGGCTTGAACGTCCAATTCCAGCTCAAGCACACGACCGTTCGCACCTCTGAGTTGCCGCTCTAGCTGCTTTGCGAATCCGATCTTCACGAACTGCTGGAAAGCCACGGTGACAACCGCCTGCCGGTCTGTGCGCGGGGTTTTGCTGATCATTTTCGTGCCGTCACGAAGATGATGGTTCATGGCTTGGCCTCCTGCTCACGCCACAGCAGCAGATCGGCGCGGAGAGCGTCGTTCTCACGCTCTAGTTGGGCGATGCGCTCACGCTGAGATGCGATGACCCGTGCAGCCACTTCAGGCCATTCGTTTGGATTGTTCTCATGCCAGCATTTGAAGTCGCTCGGCATGAGCGGCGTAAGAGCGTCGTGCCATTGCTTGATGCGCATATGCTGCTCCGCTAGTCGCTCCGCTGCTTCAGCGACTGCCGCGTTGGCCGCGCCATCCTCGGATTGAATATCCTGAGACAATATCCGCATGGCTGCGATCAGTGTTTCGGTTGAGCTTCTCACGGCTTGGCCTCCTTAGCTTCCTTCCAGTCACGCGCTAAGATTGTATCGCAATAAATCTCCATCTTATCGCCCACCTCCTCCAGCCGCTTGATGCGCTCCTTCATCTCACGCACCACAGCCACTCCCTGCTCGACATCATCGGTTCCTAGTAGTTCTCGAAACTCCTCGCGGATCTTGTAATTCTGATCAGCCTGTCGTCGCGCCGTGTCGCGCTCTGCGATGAGTAGATGGATGCGCTCGTTGCCCGCGTTGAGTTCGCGTTCGAGTTGGCGGGAGAACTCAGATTGAACCAAAGCATCTCGCAGTGAATCTCCAGCGAGTATTGCAAACCGAGTGCATGGTTTGCCGTTGATCTGCTCATCCGTCCTCGGTGTATCGCCGATCATTTTCGTGGCGTCAGGAATATGATCGCTCATTTGACCCCCCTCGCTTTGAGCATCGCGTCGGCCATTGCGTATGCATCTTTGGCAGCTTTATTCCATGCATCTTTGCCTTCGTAATAGCCAACATCGATTGATTGTCCTGCTAGATTCCCTTGCAAAGCCGCCGCCGCGAAGTAGTCGCGAAGGGTCATTCCAATGCTCAAACATTCGACCGGAAACGCCGGTCCTCCGTCGTTGATTCGTTGCTCGCTCATTTCAGTCCCTCCGCCAGCATCGCGTGCTCCAGGATGAGCACCGCATCCGCGGTCTTCAGTGTGATGTTGAGGCTAGGCTGCCGCTGCTGCGCCAAACCCTTCAGGTGGGCCTTCCAGCGCGTTCCATGGGTCTTGCTGGTGCCTGCCCCAATCGTCTTCTGCCAGCGCTGTGGCGGCACCTCAATGCACCTGGTGAGCATCGAAGCTATCAGGCCGTGAATAAATCCTACGTTGCGGCCGAACTGGAACATCGCGCTACCCGGGGCGCCCTTGCCGCCGATGTATCCGCCCACTTTCTCAATGTAGACCACATCCGACTGCGACAGGTAGTTGATCAGCACTTCCCGGACGTCGCCGTCGGTCGACGGCATGGGCTCTAGGGTCACCCGGTTGTTGGCGAAGTGCGCCAGGCCGCCGGACAGGCCGGGGTCGATAGCCAGAATGCGTTTCACTTGGCGTTCCTCCTTAGCCACGCCTTGATCGCCTGCTCGGTGACGGCACCAACCTTCAGGCCTGCAGCCTTGCAGTAGTCTCGGAGCAGTTTGTGGATGTCTGGGTTCACGTTGATGGTCTTGGTTTTACTCATTTGAGATGCTTGCGGACCTTGTTCCAGTAGGCCTCGGTGGCCTGCTTCTTATCGCCAGACGGGCCTCCATTCCATCGACGGGCGAGCTGCTCGGTGCTGGCGCCGCGGCCGTAGTGCTTCAGGTAGGCCTCGCAGACGGCTCGGGCCTGTGCACGGTTGGTCATCGACTCCCAGCGATAGTGGCTGCCGGTGATCCGGTTCACATCAAGCACAACGGCCTTGTGGATCTGCAGCGGCCCGATGGCGCGTCCGTTGTCGCCGATGGCCATGTCGTTGCCGGAGCTTTCGACGATGATCAGGGCGCTGATGAGGTTGGAGATGGTGGTCATGGTTGTTTGGTTCTGATGAATGCCGGCATCCGTTCTTTGCTGCAGGCACCCAGTTGATTGAAATCGTGGTATTCTACGGCTTCCTCATAAGTCATCCCGTCGGACTGCAGCTTGGAGATCACCAGTTCGTAGTCGTACACCGCGAACTGTTCACCGCCGCACCTGGTCGCCACTCCTGCGATGCAGTCATCGAATCCATCCATCAGAAGGATTTCGGAATCGAACTCAGCGACTTGTCTTCTGGTCATCACGTTGAGGAAGTTGCGCGTTGACCAGTCGCGCCCCTGGGCCTGTGTTTCCTCTCAGGCGGAAGGTGTGGCTTAATGGGCGCCACCGGCCCTGAAATCTTCAGCCTGCGATCACGCCAGCCTTGGCCATCAGTCGGCGGTTCTGGGTCGTCTTCGGATAGCTTCCGATGCGGTTGAGTGTCTCGCAGTCGTTCAAACCGCACATAGCACCGCTCTTCATCGCAATGTATCCGTTGAACGGTGAATCGCTCATCATCGAGCCAAACGGGTAGAACTTGTGCAGGAGGTTCAGGTTCTCGCCGACGCTGTTAATGACGTACCAGATCTGGTTGTTCTCGTCGGAGAAGATCGCCACCAGCTTCAACCGCTGATCGCGTTCCATGATGCGGATGGTCTGGCGAGCGTCGGCCTCGTTGTAGCTCAGGTCCATTCCAGTCGCTGCGACGGCTTCGGTCAGGTTGGAGTAGCGGGTGGTGATTTTGATCGTGTTGCTCATGGTGTTGATCTCGTTGACGGGATCAATCTGCACCATCACCCAAACACCTGCAACACAATTTTACTATTTTTCCCTCTTTTTGCAGAAACCCCAATGTTTGCAGGGGTGAAACGAGGGTCACTTTTCCGTGAGCGCGGCGAACTTCAGGAAGAACTCGGCCCTCGGACGGATGTGGATCGTGCCTGTCGAGATACGCCGATAGACGATTGCCTGGCGCTTGGTTTCGGCCAGCCGTAGCTCGGCCTCCGGATGCAGCACCTCGACCTCGATGGCCGGGTTTGCGCGGTTGCGGTAGATCATGGCCAGCTCGTGTAGACCACAGTGCCCTGACCATTGGCGTCCACCAGCTCCACAGCGTTCACGCCCTTGAGCTTGCCGAGTGCAGCTAGGAGCTGCGTGTCGTTGTTGGCGTTGGCAATGCAGGTGGAGACGATGTCGGCGTCGTCGTAGGAGGCAGCCAAGAGATCCTTGGTACGGTCGCGCCAGACGCGCACAACACGGCCGTTGCTGAGGTTCACGCGCCGCATCGACTCGACGCACGGAAAGGTGTGTTTCATTGGGGACTGCAGATTAGGTCAACGTCACGGACTTCCAAGTTGTTCCGTTGTGAATGTGCAGCGTGTTGCTGTTGGTGTTGAAGAACATCGGCACGTTCAATCCGGTGACGTTGGTCGGAGTGCCTGAAGGTCCGCTGCTTGCGGCAGGTATGTACACGAACCCGTCCACCATATTGTTGGCTCCGGTCGGGCCGATAAAGTCGCCGGCATCCTGCACCCAGCTCGCTTCCTTGATAACCTTGCCTGTCGTACCGTCGAAGATGGCAAAGGTGCCGTCGGTGCTGCTGGAAGGCCCAGTGACGTCTCCGCTGCCTGAACCGCTGTTGGCAATGGTGATCGACCCTGCGCCATTGGTAATTGTGATGCCGGTGCCTGCCGTCAGCTTAGCCTTGTTGAGCGTGCCACCCGTGGTGTTGCCAATCAGCAGGTCGCCGTTGGTGAAGCTATTGGTCTGGCCTGTGCCGCCGTTGGTCACTGCCAGCGTACCGGAGACCATCGAACCCAAGGCAATCAGAGGCAGGTCAACGGCCTGAATGGCCGACATCACGTTGTTCGTGCCGTTGCCTCGGAGGTAGGTGCCGTTGGTCGTTGCACCCGCAAGGAAGTCGATTGCCGACTGCGCCGAGGTGCTGCTGGTGCCACCGTTTGCAACCGAGAGCGTACCAGCCAGCGTAATCGTCCCAGACGACGTGATCGGGCCGCCGCTAGTGGTCAGGCCTGTCGTTCCACCGGACACACTCACAGACGTCACCGAAGCCCCCGCGGCAATGCCGTCGAGCTTGGTGGCCTGCGTGGAGGTCATGTAGCCGTTCTGCGTGGTCGTAGCCGGCACCTGACTGATCACCGGAGTGGTGCTGCCGGTAGCCACCGAGATGTTGGCGCCGCCCGAAGCCGAGACGTTGGTCACGGTGCCTGTGTTGCTGGTGTACCCAGCCGGGTTGCTGTTGGGGTAGGCCCCGAGGTTGGTCAGTGCTCCTGCAGCCGTAGTCGCTCCGGTGCCACCGTTGGCCACAGCGAGCGTACCGGCCAGCGTCAGCGTGCCTGTGGTCGTCACAGGGCCGCCCGAGAAGCTCATGCCTGTCGTACCGCCCGAAGCATCCACCGACGTCACAGTGCCGGCAGCAGAGGCCGACAGCGTGGTGCCCGACATCGACAGGCCGGTGCCTAGGCTGATCTCCTGCGTAACCCCAGCACCAGCACCAGCACCGCGGCCAAGCAGTCGGGAGGCAGCAGAGATGTCCTGGATCTTGGCGTAGGTCACAGCGCTGCTGGCGATGGTCTGGGCCGTACCACCGGCAACCTTGGTGACGTCCCCGGTGAACGCGCTGGTCTGGATGCCGCCGGAGCCTGTGAACTCCACACCGCCGCTTACCGCCAATTCCTCAACAACACCCGTTCCTGAGGAATCGCGGCCTAGGATCTTGTCTGTGGCAATCTGCTGCACCTTGGCGAAGGTCACAGCGTTGTTGGCAATAGTGGCCGCAAAGGACCCAGTGCCTGACCCTGTCACATCCCCGGTCAGCGTGATGGTCTGGTCGCCGGTATTGCTGCCAGACAGGTTGCTGCCGGTAACCGTGCCAGAGGCTGCCACCGAAGTCGGAGTGATGGCGCCCAATGACACGGTCAGGTTGGGCGTGGTCGTCGAGTTGGTGACCGTACCGCTCACACCGTTGGCATTGGTAAATCCGAAGGACGTCACCGTGCCGCCGTTCGACGTGTAGCCATTCGGATTCGACGCAGGATAGGCCCCAAGGCTCGTCAAGGCAGCCGCCTCGGTGGTCGCTCCAGTTCCGCCTGCTGACACGGCTACAACCCCTCCTAGCGTGATTGTGCCGCTGCTGGTGATGGGGCCGCCCGAGGTCGTAAGGCCGGTCAGTCCTCCAGAGACATTGACGCTGGTCACACCGCCGCCAGTAGGGCCAGCAGGTCCGGCAGGGCCAGTCGGTCCGGGAGGCCCTTGCGGACCCTGCAGACCACCAGCACCGAGCGGCTTGGTCAGGCCGGTATCGAGCCTCGTCAGCTCCAGCGTGGTGTAGATCTCGGACTGCCCGACGTTGGCAGCCAGACCCAAGCCGTCAGCATGGCCGCCGCGCTCGCAGTAGTACTCCAGCCGGTAGACGTTGTCCTTGTGCGGCGTGATGCGCACGTTCAAGGACACTTCCATGTCCACACCGTTGTTGATGTAGAGCGACGGGCCGTACCCGATGACCACCGAGTTGGTCACATCGTACAGCCGCAGCCGGGTGCCGCGGGTGTGGTGGAACGGGGCAAGCACCTTCACCTGGTAGGCTCCGGCAGCCACCTTCCACTCGTTGGAAGCAAGGTCGATGATCAGGCCATTCGGATCGCTGGAGACTGTGTTCAGCGTCCTAGCAGTCCACACAGCGGTCACCGCGGTGCCGCCTGCGACGTTGTTGTCCTTGATGTCCTGCAGCACCGCGATCTTGAGCGTCAACGAGTCGACGTCCTTGCGCAGCTTGTTGATCAGGATTGTGCTGGTCTGTGAATCGTAGCTCATTGCTTGGCCTTCTTTCGGATGATGCGCTGCGCCTCGTCAAGGCTGGCCGCGATGCCGATCAGGCTGCCGGCAGGGCTGTAAATCCGCAGGCTGCCTTTCGATTTTCCTGGAAGTGCGCGGTAGCCTCCGGTGAACGAGTAGGCGCCGGGCATCGAGGAGTCGGGGGAGGGCATGAAGGCAAACTGGCTGGGATCGCCATACACCGGGTTCTTCACGAACACCGTGTTGCCTACGCTCACAGACTCAGAGCCACCGATGACGGGCTGATCGGTGCGCTTGTCGTAGAAGTAGGCGTGTTCCTTCGGGTCCATACCGACTGGCACATAGTTCTCCAAGTCATCCGGGATGGATCTGTCGGCCATGATCTTGCCGTCGACAGTTGCCACCGGGAACTTGGCGGACTTGCCCTCGTAGATCCGTTGCACGCCGGGTTTGACCACAAACTTCGGGTTCTGCAAACGGGTCACGGTATCGTATCCGATCACCTTACCAGGTCCACCAGCAGCGCCATCAGGCTCGTGCACAGCGACCACATACTTTCCGGTTCTCAGGAAGGCCGGGATGTCGATGCGTGCTGCCACCTGAGTGCCCGGTTTGATGTTTCTGGCAGCACCAAACTTTGCCTTTTTCTCCGAGCTCAAAGCATCGACAGCCTCGGTGTCCGTAGGCGGGTTGGCGAAGTCCTGATTGCGGCCGATGTCGCGTTGGATGGACTCCGGCATGAACCGGATATCCGCGCTGCTCGTCTGGAAGCGCTGCGAGAGCGGGATGACGTTGCCTTGATTGTCGCGGGTGATTGGCTCGGCGGATTTGATCTGGGTTGGGTCGAAGGCAACGTATTCTGTACCTCCTTTGAATCCAGGCGCATCCTGAGTCCTAATAATAGCCCCATCAAACCCATCTTGCTTTGCCTTCATTCTGAACAGTCTCGCCTTCGCTACGGTATCCAATGCGGACTGCTCTCTTTCTGAGAGTTCAATTGGGTTTTCAATGCGCAGGAAATACGGAGCAGTGTTTCCGTATTGAGACGCGGTTTCTTCTGAATCAGAGAAAAATGAACCAAGTGCTGACGATTCGTGCCTTGATGTCTTCTCTCCGGCGCGAACGTTGAACACCGTCGGCTTTGCTCCACCATGCCACACCGGCCCAACCGTGTACCCCGCCGCATTAGCCGCCTCATCGACCATCCGCTGCGCGGCAGCCGTGTCGCCAGCTTTCACCGCGGACAGGTAGTCGGTGTCGGATGGCATGAAGCGCTGGCTGCCTACTTCCGGCGCACCTGCTCTGGAAAGGTTGCTTCCTCCTCCGGCGTTGGCTCCCGATTCTCCCATATTGCCAGCGCCAGGTAGTTGGCGCGGGTTAACGGCAGGCGCATTTTCCGCAACTGCTGCACCACCGGATCCGAACCAGCTTGGGTTGCGGATTCCGCCTGCCGTGTCGACGATGCGCTGTCTTGTTTCATCAATGGTGGCCTTTCCTGACTTGTACTCTTTCCAGATGTTTTCAACCAACTTTTTATTTCCAGCAGTCTTGAACTCTGGCGTGAACAGCCCTCGGACTGCCTCCCAGGTAATCGACTGCATTTCACGGGGAAGGATTCCGCGTTCCTTGGCTGCAAGTCTGTAGGCATCAGCGTAGATGCCATAGGTGCCGCTGGTTCCATAAACGCTGCTTCCAGGGACTCCCTGTCCAAAGTTGTGCGCCACATACACGTCCGAACCAGCAAGCGGCAGCATCAACGCTGCGGCCACGGCGTGCGTGTCGATGGTGACATCTCCATGCTCCGGGTTGTTTGGGAGCAGGATGTTGTCGTAGAACGAGCGGACCTTGTGCTCGTATCCTAGCGATTCAGAGATCGTTTTCTTCGTCGGATCTCCGGCAATCTTGACCGCTTTGGCTATCGAATTGAAGTCGCCCCAAGCATAGGTTGCAGGCGTTCCATCGGCCTTCCTAGCGATATCCAGCATCTTGCCTTCGGGAGACACGATTGGATAGGTCCTGGTGTTGTTGACCTCATCAAATGCACGAACGAAGACCGCCTTTTCATAGTCTGAAAGCTGAGAGAACTTCTTCCCAGCCATGCCGTTGATAACCTCATCCTGAACCAAGCGCTTCGGGCTTTGACCAGAGGTCATCTTGCTGCGTGCCCACTGCTCCAGTGGCCCAGTAAACGCCTCGTTCTGCTTGGTTTTGACAACCTCGAAAACCCTCTCCGCAAGGGTCACGTTTTGATACCAGTCCTTCTGAGGAGACAACGATGCGATCACTCCGGCAACACCTTCGCGGGTGGTGTCGAATCGCTTCGACCAATCCTCGGTCAGTTTTCTGGCTCCATCATACCAGAGCTTCGACCTATCCCTGATCTCAGGCTGAACGCTGTCGTGCAGGTAAATCAGGTTGTCTGCAACGAACCGAATGAAGTCTTTCGCACGGTTCATTGAGCCAGACCGCTCAAACTTGATTCCAGGATACTTCCCAACCGTGTTGATGATTTCTGGCAAAGCACCTGGAGTGCGCGTGATCGACTCAAGGTCAATCGACAACTGCTGTGTAAGTGGGTTCTCGGTCGCCTTCTTGGCAGACGGGTTGCGGGTGCTGATGCGCAAGTCGATGTCAGACCGTTCAAGATCCGACATCGGCATGAACCTCACATCCCCCGCTTGTCGAACCGTCCGGTCGGCTTGCCGGCCTTCTTGGCCGCCTTCCGTGCCACCGAGAGCGCGATTGCCACCGCCTGCTTCTGCGGTTTGCCGGCCTTCATCTCCCGGGACACGTTGCTGCTGATCGACTTCTGGCTGTAGCCTTGCTTGAGTGGCATCTGCTTTCCTTTCTGCTTGGGTTTGGGTGTCGTAGATCCCGATCAGCTTGCCGTCGGGACCGTAGAGTCGGTGCTTGGCGCCGCTGACAATGCGGTAGCCCTCGTCGGAGTTGGTGACCAGCTTGTCTCCGATGGTCTCGGCAGGCATCCAGCGCTGCTTCGATAGCTGGTAGGCTTCCTCGGAGAACTTCGCTTTGAAGTCCATCGGAGTCATCGAGCCAACACGATCCAGCCGGAAGCTGCGAACGAACTTGCTTCCGCTCTTCTCAGCAGCGCCTACGAAGTCACCGAGGAACTTGGCCTTCTCAACTCCGAAGATCTCAGCGGAACGGCGAGCACCTTCTTTCTGGTCGAGGTTGGTGAAGTACCTCGCCAGATCGGTCATAAATCCATCTGTGTTGCTCCACAGGCCACCGATGCTTCCATCCTTCTTCAGCAGCTTGCTGAGTTCGTTTCGGACCTTGGTGATGTCGATGGCCCTGACCACCGGATTGTCAGCCTTTGTGATCCAGAAACTGTACGGAGAGAACTCCCGTTCGCTGACTTTGATTCCGCTGCTGTATTTGGGCGAATCCTTACCAGTGAGCCTATTCCTCACTCGGCGAAGTGCTGCAAAGTAAGTGACGAACAAGCTGTTGCCATTCTCCATTGCCAAATTGACGGCACGGATCTTGTCCTTCATCCGGGAGCTGATCGTCTGCGATTGCTCGATGGCACTGAGCTGCTCGGGGCTGAATCGACCAGTGATTTCACCGTCGACAAGTCTGGCTCCAGGAATCTTCTCGGTAATGGATCGCAACGATGTCAGATCCTTGTCGTCGCGTGCTCGGATCTCTTCGCTAGAAAGGTTCCTGATGCTTCCATCGGGCATCTGCTCGGCCAATCCAAGGTCGACCAGTTCCTTAGCCGCCAACGGGTTAGAAACATCCTCCGGCTTCAGCACGCGGCCACCGCGGCTGTCGTCTAGCATGATCTTCTCGTCCAGCTTGCGACGGGCACGCACCAGGTCACGCAGCATGGCGTTGATCTGAGGCGAGGCCTGCTTCAGATCCGGGAACAGCACCGAGTCTGTCGGTTTCACGCCGAAGGTGCGCTCAATAGCCGCGGCAGCGTTGGCGATTGCCTTGCTGGCGTTCTGAGTCAGCGCAGCGTCAAGAAGCTGCCTAGTAAGACCTGAGAAGCCCTTGAGCATCGCATCAGGCTTCTGACCAGCAATCAGTGCTGCGAAGTGTTCCGCAGCCAGCTCCGAAGCGATGTAGTCGGCCTTCTTGTTGATCGTGTCGAACTGGGCAAGTTCTGCAGCACGCTGGGCATTACCAGCAGCCAGCTTGTCGCGGTACTCATTGAACCTAGCCTCAATCTCGGCGTCATTAAAAACGCCATCGGCCAGCTTTCGAATGACGTCGCCTTCCTGAATCCAGCGACCGACAAGAGCGTTCTTGATCTCGGTGGCACCACCTGAGAGCTGCTCGCTCTTTTCAAGAGCATGGAACAGCTCATGGCCCAGCGTGTAGAGGGGGCTGTCGCCTTTGCCTTTGCCGAGGATGTCGGCATTGATGACGATGGTCGGTCGGTCTCCAATCTCAACCTGCACGCCACGGGCACGGCCCTTGTACTGATCAACGAAGTCAACGTCCGACAGGTACTTGATGTCGACATCACCGAACCGGCCTTTGACCAGTCCTTCAACATCCATCAGCGCCGAGGCTGCATCGACTCCGTGCGTATCTCGGACACGCTCGAAAAGGCCTTTGGTCGTCGGATCTTGCAGGCCTTCAATGAATCGCCCCAAGTCTCCAGCACGGGCTTCCGCGGCAGCCTTGCCGGTGAGCTTCTGGTAAGCACGGCCACCGAGAGCACCAAGAGCACCTTGAGCAGCACCAGATCCGAGTCCAGCAGCAGCGCCTTCCTCGCCACCGGAAAGGTATCCGATGCCGGTTCCCAACACGGCACCCTCTAGTCCACCGGCAGTGCCTCGCAGAGCAGCGTCGACCGCGGCATCTCCGCCGTACTGACCGATCACACCCAGCATACGCTGGCGCAGGTTGGCGCCCGGAGCGGCACCGATGGCCTGCAATGGACCAACACGGGAAGGCTGGGTCATCAGGTTCTCGCCGGCCATTGCCAGTGCTTCACCAGCCTCGCGTGCGGTACGGATACCGGCAGGGATAGCGGCAAAAGCTGCGGCCTCTGGAGCAATTCCAAGAGCACCAGCAACACCGGCTGTTGAAGCAGCGGTGCGAAGCGCTTCTGGCGTCATTCCAAGCGCTTCCGCTGTCATGCGCTCGGCAGCGCCTGCAAAGCGCTCCAGAGGCTTTGCAACGCCAGCAACAGCACGTCCCGCAAGCTGTGCGCCCTTGCCGACAGCTTTTGCCGACAGTTTGCCAGCACCAAGGATCTCACCAACACCTGGAACGAACAGGGTCGGGTCGAGAATCAGCGACACGCCCTGCACATACTCCGGGTTGGTGTACTCAGGCGGAACAATCACACCCTCTTCACCACGCTCAAGACGGGCGGTTGTGTTGGCAAAGTCTCGCGCATCAAGGAACTGCTGATAGCGCGATTCCTCGGTGCCAGTGCCTGCCACTAGATCCTTGAACTTGAAGAGCGGTGACGATGGGTCTTGCGACTGAGCCGCAAGGCCATAGAGCTGGCGAGTTCCTTGGGCAAATCCCTCAATGTAGTTCAGAGGGTTTGCAGCAGCTCCTTGAGCTCCCTGAGAAACAGCACTGCCAATCATTCCGATGGCAGCATCAGCGGCCTGAGCAGCAGTGTTGATCCAATCGGTCTGCTTGGTCTTGGCGTACTCCTCGTACTTCAGGTAGTCACTCTTGCTAGGAGTGAATGACGGGTCTTGCATCGCCAGCGAGATGTCCTCGCCGGTCAATGGGGCATCCAGCAGGCTTTCGACGCTGTCTGCTGGTTCAGGCCCGAGCAACGAGTCGATGTCCGCTTGGGATAGGGTCATTGGATAGATTTAAGTTCTTGAGCGGCTTGTTGGCGGGTGATCGCGCCAGAAGCTGCTCGGGCGCGAATAGAAGCCACTCTCGGGTCGTTCAACAGTGATGAAACAGTCTGTTGCTGATCAGGCTTCAGCACCTCAAGTCCAATGGATTTGGCTCTTGATTCAATAGCCCTAGCAGACTTTTGCAGCATCGTCTCAAACGCCTGAATGTTCGACTTCTTCAGCGAGAAAATTGAAGTCGGATCTGGAATCACGCTATTCAGCAGCTTGAAATCTTCAGGAGTTATGGTTCCCGGACCAATAATGTTGATGCGTTCAATTCCTCGAAGACCTGAAGCTAATGAGTTGGCTCGTGCCCTCACCTCAGGGGTCTGCTGCATAGCAGTACCCATTTTTGCGATGTCCAACAGTTCAGCGATTGCCTTACGGCTATCAAGCACGTTGGAATATTGTTCGCGGAACTTGGAAGCCTCGGCTTCAGTAGGAGCAGTTCCGCGGAACTCAGGGAAGTCGATGGTCAGGCCCCTGACCTTCAGCATATCTCCAATGTTCGCCTCCTTTGCAGGAACGAACTGCTCCTTGTCATTACCAAAGCGAACCACAGAACCAATGTTTCCAACCTGCTCAACGCGGGTAGGCCTCTGCTGTCCGACCATAGACAGAATCTGCGGAACCATGGCAATCGTCTCAGGCTTGGCACCCTGTTGAACCAAGAACTGCGTCAGCCTCTTTGACTGGTCCTCATAGCTGATAGGAACCTGAGTCGAAACATTGCGCGTGATCGTCTCGGGAGGCTGCTGCATAGGAGCAGTCTCTTGAGCAGGCTGCAAAGTCCGAGGCCCAATCGTCTTCAATGCAGGCGACCTAGACATGATTCCAGCCTGCTGAAGAGCCGCTTGAGACTCGGCAAGCTGCTGTTCCTTCAGGCGGGTGTTTGCTTCAGCCCTAGCCGCAGCCTCAATAGGAGATTCAAACTGCTGACTGAGATACGCCTCATTGTCTTCCTGGCCGAGTGAAATAGGCCCAGTAAATCTTGGCGTTTGAGACACGTTCAATGCGTTTGCCTGTCTTCCAAGTCCGGCACCGTACTGCTGAAGCTGTTGAGCTGCCTGACCGTAGCGCCCCATGAAATAGCGTGCAGCAGTGGCTTCAGCCTGAGACGGAGTTGATTGAACGGCAGGCGTAGGAACACCCGGCATCGGTGGGAACTCAATCGTATCGGTGACCTGCTGCGTCTGAGTGGTCGTCGTCGGCTGTTCCAAGCCGTATCTGATGGCACTGGTCAGGATCTCATTCTGCCTGCGTTTGTCTTGAGCCTCCTGCAACTGCAACTCAACGAGTCTCAACTGCTGCCTAGCCGCCGCATCGCGCACCTGATTCTGCTGATCCGTCCGGTACTGGTTCAGCACCATCACAGCGTCCCCAAGAGCCGCCTTCTTCTTGGCAAGGCTCATGTCCGGAAACTTCTCACCGAGAGCCGAGAACTTGTTGAGCATCTCCCGGTCGGCCTGCACCTGCTGGGTGTACCGCGGGATATCCTGCTCGGTGACGCCTTGTGGGAGCGCACCGGTCTCCATGTACTGCTGAATGGCAAGGTACTTGGGGTCCGAAGCCAACTGCTGCTGCATCAGCCCGGAGACAGTCTCCCAGCTCTGTGTGGCAGCCTCGGTCTCAGCCTTCTTGGTGCGATACTGCTCGATGGCCTTCCCGAGGCCCTGACCCATGGCAGCAATGCCCATCGCCAGGTTGCGTCCAGGAGCGGTTGCGGCCTCCAGATAGCCGGGTGGCAGCGTCTGCACCTGCTGTCCGGTGTATGGTGTGGAATAGCCGTAGGTTGCCATAGATTTAGCTGTGCTGAGAATGATACGCGAACTCCCGCAGTTTCAAGCTGATAGCCCTCATGTGCTTGTAACCCCCAATGATCCAAGCCACTTGGATGATCATGTCGTTACCGCATAGCCGTAGGACATCTGATGTCTGACGCTTCCACTCCTCGTCGGCCTTCTCCCAAGCCACAGAGTCGGCATAGGTGCTGGTGATCTGGGCGATCACAGGCTGCAGCCGGAACCAGTTCTCGATGTAGAACGGGGTCGAGTAGAGGCTGTTGGCTTGCATCAGCACGTCGAGGAAGGCCTCGGGACTGAAAGCGACATCACCGTCGATCAGGTCGTCGATGGCGTGGCAATAGGCATGGAATGCCGTGATGAACACCACGGCGTTGTGGTTACCACCGGCTGCATCGAAGTAGAGCTGGCCGAGCTTGTTCACGCCGGGTGGAAGTCGATGGAAGCCGAGGTCGGCTTGGATTGCCACCGCTCAAGGTTCAGGAATACCGAGAAGCTCTTTGCGACTGCAGAGTGGCTGACTCCGGCAGGAACGGGCTTAGACCAGCCGCAGCGCCATGTGGTTACAACCTTGGACTTTCCGCCCATCGTCCAATGCATCGTCCCAAGGATGTGAATGATGCGCGAACCGAAGCCGTGATGGACGTGCGACGGGATGACCTCTCCAGCGGGGCAGCACCAAGCCTCAAGCTGCCAGGAACCGAACCTGAACAGCGTGACCCCAATGCATCGCTGGAACCTGTTGATCACAGAGAGGAAGCAAGGCCCTTGAGGCCTGCACCTGCAGACTTGATACCGCCACCGATAGCCTCCAAAGCCTGACCCTGCATCTCGTCACGCTTCTCGAAAAGGCCCTGTTTGAACGACAAGGCGTCGTCGATCATGGTGTCGTCGAGACCCAAAGCCTTCAGCCGCTTGCGCTGCTGCTCAACCTCGGCGGCGGTGTTGGCGACGTTGATCTGCGGCATCTGGGCGCCATATCCGGTGCCCGGCATCATGGCAGTCATCTGAGGAGCGAACTGCGTCATGCCGCCCTGACCGTAAGGCATCGCACCTTGGTATCCGTAGTTCATAGGCTGGCAGCGGCAGACATACCGGCGCCGATCAGCGCGGTGGTGTTGGCGGCAGAAGCGGTACGGGCGGCAAGCTGGGCCTGCTGGTTACCACCAATCAGGTTGGCGGCATACTGGCTCTCTGGGTTGAAGAGCTGGCCAGGGTTGAATCCTTGAGCCTGCCCGACAAAGCCCTGCGAGGCGCCAAAGGCCTGCGAAGGCCGTCCAAGCACCTGCTGGAAGACGTCGCCATAGACGCCCTGTGACGCCCCGAGAGCGCCCATTGCCTGCTGCTGACGCTGCTGCTGAAGGCCGGCACCAACCATCTGAGAACGGACAGCCTCCTGCAGCGCTCCTGTGGGGCTGCCAGCGAGTCCACGGGCCGCTAGGCTGCCTCGGGTCTGCTGCTCAAGCTGGCGCTGCTGCTCGGGCGTTAAACGCGATCCTGCACGCAAGGCCGATGTGGCCTGTGCGGTCAGCGTGTCGGCCAAGGCAGCCTGCTCCGGTGAGGCAGCCTTGATCGCAGCACGGGCTTGCGGCCCGAGTCGTTCGATGTCGGCAATGTCGCCAGCACGGGAACGGCTACGGGCGGCCGCCTCGACCTCGCCCATGGTCGGCGCGATCTGCTCCTTGTAGAGCGACAACAGTTCCGGGGTTGCACTACGCAGCAGACCGAGCTGCAGTGCTTGGTATTTCGGGGCGTATTGCGCCTCGGCTGCGTATTTCTCGGGCGCTAGGTCAATCTGGGCGCGGAGGGTTTCCGCAGTCTCCTTGCCGTAGTCCCGTGGTGCTGGTGCCTCAACTGATGCCATATTTTTTGTCCGCCACCCTGTAGATCGGCATAGAGCCTTTCTTGTAGGTGGTCAGTTTACCGTTTCGATAACCGATGGCCGGCAGAATCGCCGACTCAGGCCGGTCGTGGAAGAACTTAGCCGCTACTGCCATGGCAAACACCGCGCAATCCGCGGCGAATTGATGCCAGTACCAGTGGTCGCCATTGGGATCGGTTGCTTGCCACTCCCATGCCTTCGGCTCTGCACCCATCTGGCGCCAGCCTACAAGCACGGCAACCACCTGATCGTCCTGAGTGGCGATCTTGAGCGTGCCCTGCTGCGCGTGGAACAGCACATAGTCCTCCACGGCCTCACGGGTCCAGCCATTGAAGCTGTCCGGGAGCTTACGCAGCAGGTAGTCTGTAATGGCGGGGATCATGCCCAGGTCGAGGCGTAGAGCAGGTAGGCCTTCACCTTCCAGTTGGCCCGAGTCAGCTCTTGGTAAGCACCAGCGCTGGTCAGGACAAAAAGCCGAGAGGTTGAAGCCGACGCAAAAGGCGTTGGGTTGCCCGGGGTCTGGCTACTGAACCAGACATTCAGGAAGATATTGGAACCTGAAACAACGCCAGATGAAACCGTTGGGACGTAGTTGAAAATTGGGAAGTTATTCTGGAACCCCTGCATCACAACACTCTGAATGTCCACTTCATTACCCACAACGAACGGGCCGTCGTTGGTGAAGCATTCCAGGACCACACGCACCATCTGAGGCGCAACCGACAGCGATGGCAGCTCCGTTGAAGTGGTCAGCCATTGAACGGCCTGGCTACCGGAAGCAATCAGCGGGATGCTCTTGGCACTGGTGGTATACCGCAGGATGCCGTTGGTCAGCGCACCGCTGGCCAGTGACAGCCCGGACCCGACAGTGATCTCCTGGGCGACGCCGTTGGTGCCAGCAGAGCGACCGATCAGACGAGCATCGGTGACGTGCTGGATCTTGGCGTATGTGACGCCGGTGGTGGTTGACGAGGAGTCGGCCAGCTTGGCGGTGGTCACAGCCCCGGTGCCGATGTTCACCGTGCTTGCAGTGAACGCCAAGTCGGTCGAGGAAAGTTCCGCTGGATAGGCCGACACGGCGTTGCCGTTGCCGATAAGCCGACTGCCGGAGATCGATGCGAACTTGGCAAGAGTCAGCGAACCATCGGCCACCGAGAGCGTGCCGCCATCGACCGAGCCGGTGATGTCGATGCTGGGCGTGCCCAAGAGGTTGAGCGTCGAGGCCGACAGCGTGGTGGTTGAGCTGATCGTGGTGCCCGGGGTGACAGTTACAAAGAGTGGCATGGTGGTTTAGACGTCGTTCTTGCCGTAGAGTCGGAATGCGATGCCGATGACCTTGGCGCTGTAGATGTCGAGCGAGCCCTGATCGGTGGTGATCAGCGGCTGCACAGAGGCCGAATGCTTGCGCAGTCGGGCCTTGTGGCTGAAGAACTGGTGCAGACCGGCCTTCCATCCGTTGTTGCCGCAGCGGAACTGGGTGGTAACCGAGTAGTCCTCGCGGTACGGGGCCAAGAAGTTGTCGCCGGTGTTGTTCGTGTTGTAGGTGCCGCTGCCGTAGGTGTAGTAGGCCGTGCGATCCTTGGTCTGGTCGGTGGCGACCACATAGGACTCGTTCACACCGTCGAACTGCGCGGTGATGGAATAGCGGGTGTTCCAGTTGCCCAACTCGAACTGGATATCGGTCCACTGCTTGTGGTCGACGTTGTCCTCCCCGGTGTAGCCGCGGAAGCGAACCTCGGTCGACATCTGGATGAGGTTTCCGGCCAGGTTGACGTCCACGAGACCGAGCGGGTCGAACTGGTGGATCAGGCCACTCTCATCGGCCCAGCAGAGCGTGTCGGTGCCTGCTACGATGACACGGCACCAGAACCGCGGAACCAGTAGCGAGCCCTCCCAGTAACCCTCCCAGGCCTTGTTCAGGAAGTTGTAGACCAGCGTGCGCTGGTTGCTGCCGTCACCGCCTTCGACGGGCACGCTCAGGATGTAGCGGTTGGCGAAGTAGGTCGCACAGGCGTTGCCCCAGAAGGCCTGATCGATGTCGTCGACGATGTTCTGGATCTGGTCGGAGAGGGGCAGAACCACCGACTGACTAATACCAAACTCGGTCTGGCGCAGGCTGATGATGCCGCGTTGGGAGAGGAAGATGACGTCGGAGCCTGTGCCTGCGATGGAAGCCTGAGACACGCAGCCGAACTCCCGGGTAATCTCGGTCAGCCGGGTGGTCGACAGGTCGCCGTAGAGGTTCTCCACAGCCAGCACCGAGCGTTCCTTGAAGACCAGCAGCGTGGTGGTGTTGAACGGGTACAGGGCCACCACGCGGTCATTGCTGCCGGTGTTGAGCTTGAACTCGTTGAGCACCGGGCTGTAGTGCAGCGGATCCAGCACGTCGGAGACGGCCAGGTAGTCGTTGCCGTAGAGCAGCAGCAGGCGGTTCTGGAAGTACAGGCCCTCGCGGCCCGGGGGCACCGAGGAACCGGAAGCACTCGAGCGTTTGATGCTGCCGGTGATGTTGTTGTTGTCCACGTCGACCAGCGTGGAGGGCATGGCCACCGAGACCGTGGGTGTGGTCGAGTAGGTGCCGCCGTTGACGATTGCTACCGAGCTGACGATTCCGTTGGTGACTGTTGCAGTCAGGCTTGCGGCCACACTGGATGTTCCAGAGACCGTGATCACCGGGGCCGAGAGGTAGCCGGAGCCCTGATTGAGGATCGTGACCGCGCTGATCGTGATGTTAGGCGACGTGCCAGTGGTCGTGAGCTGGATGATGGCGCGACCAGCGTCGTTTAGCGAGTCGGTCTCCTCGGTCGTGCCGCTGAAGAGCTTCAGCGTGTTGTTGTCGACCGGGTAGACGTAGTAGATCTGGTTGTTGACCGTGGCGCTTCCAACCACGTTCGAGATCGAGACCTGGTCGCCCGGGATGAAGTTGTGGTTGTAGACCGTCAGCGTGTCTCCGGTGGAGTCAGAGCCAACGATGGACAGCGTAGACGGGATGCGGTCGAACCCGGCGTCGAGCGCCGACGGGAACGTGGCGTTGCCCTGCATCAGGATGGGCATCCCGTCGTTCAGGTTGTCGACGATGTCTTGCGCCAGGTCGTAGCCGGTCAGGTTGGCAGAGCGCTCAATGTAGTAGCGGGCGTTGTTCTCAGGACTGAGCGGCAAGGCGTTTGTGCCGGCGCGAGCATCAACCAATGTCAGGTGGAGCGAGACCTCCTCGTTGACCACGTTTACAAAGAACTGGAAGCCTTGACCAGAACCCGGTGTTGCAGTCCAGAGGGGGGCCACGTCGCCCACACCGCCGATGGTCACGATGTCGCCCGTGGTAAGGTCGGGCACCACGTTTAGGTTGACCTGTGTGGAGTCCTCGTCCGAAAGCACCGTGGAGTCCTCGCACAGGATATTGCTCCCGTTCTCCATCAGGATGTTGTCGTAGATTCCTGAGGCACTTGAGAAGTAGTATCGGGCGTTGCCCGGGCGCAGCATGACCACGCCGTTGGTGGCCTGGATGAGGCGCACCGGCAGGTAGATGTCGTGCCCGTTCATGGGCACCTCGACGGGCGACTGGTTGGGCCGGATGCACCAGACCTTGCCCTGGCCACCGTCGGAGGTCCGTGCCTCATTGACTGCCACCAGAAGTGCATTGGCCCCGGTGTCCGGGTCGCGGTAGGGCAGGACGCCGAGGATGTCCTCGAAGGGCAGCGTCTGGTTGTAGAACTGAACAGTGCGGTTGACCGGAGCCCCTGTGAAAGCCAGTGCTGCGGTCGACATCACGCAGTTGGTCCCATCATCCAAGAGACATCGGGTGCCGTTGGAAAAGACCAGCACGTTGGCGACTGGGTCTGAGGAGATGCTTGCGTTCTGAGGGATGGGCGTGCCGCTGACAGGGACTGTGGAAACAGAGTTGGAGGTCACCGTCACCACGCGGTTCAGCAGCTCCCACTTACCACCCCACTTGGGCTGCACAATGCCCCAGCGGTTCTTGATGACCTGATCCTCGAAGCGTCGGTTGACGGCGTTGGAAACGTAGGAGGCCGGGATCAGCGCAGGGTCAATGCGTGATACCACTCCAACGAATCCATCGTCGATTGCACCGATTTGAGGCAGGTCAGGCATATCAGCGGTTGGGCACGATTATCTGCCGCACATACTTCTCCTGAGTGGCAACCTTGTCGATCTCCTTGGTGAGTTCAGCCTCGCCTAACTCCAAGAACTGGTTACCCAAGTCGATCTTGCCGTCGACGCGCAGCATCTGGCCGGCAGCCTTCAGCGAGCAGATCTCCACGAACCGATACGGGAAGGCATAGGCACTAGCCTCGGCAGCATTCGAAAGCAACGGCGGCACCTTGCGGAACTCCAGCCACACATAAGGCAGCTCGTTCTCAACGAGGATGCCGTCGTCGGTGAAGGTGTAGGTGACCTCCTGCTGGCGCCACGTCACCCGAGGGTCGGAAGGCCACACCGAGAACGTCTCGCCGATCTCAACAGTGCGATCGCTGCCATCGGGCTCCAGCGTCTGCGAGATGTTGCGCAGGAACTTGTTCAGTTTGCCCCAATACGTCGCATTGGTCGGGACAGTGCCTGCAGCAGCAGTGGCGAAGAGCTGGTAGTACTCCTGAGTTTCAGGATACAGCACGATCTGACCGATGGTGTAGGTCGTTGTGCTATCCCAGTTTCCATCGCTGTTGCCGTAGTCAGGCTTGGCTTCAGCCCAGAACTGCGCGTTCAGCGTGCCATTCGGGCCATTCAGCGTCGGAGGATTGCCGCTGTTGATCGACCCGACGTACTGGTAGTACTTCTCCTCGGTCGGATAGTACACAACCATGCCGGCCGAGTAGACCTGCACGGCGCTGTAGTCGGCCGCAAAGAACTCCTGCTGATACACGGTCTGCTCGGGCCAGTCGAAGCACTCCCAGGCGCTCCGTAATGACATCGAGATGAACGTACGGAAGAAGTTGGACTCCTCGGTCGTCAGCGTAGAGAAAACGCGCCCAGTGAGCTCACAGGCGCGTTGCAGGACGTAGTCGTAGGTTACGGTTCTCATTTATTTCCACGCTGCGCACGACCAATACTTGGCCGATAGTTTCGATCCCGGATTGTCGCAACCGTGACGGGCACGGAACGACTTCTTGTGCTCCGGCAAATGAGCTTTGATCGTCATCTCAGGATCGCCGAAGCGAACCAAGGCAACCTTGTCGCCTTCTTTGGCGAGCACCGCGGACTTCTTCGACTCTCCGGGAGTTGCCTTCGGCTTGTTGTAGCCGCTGAACTTGTTGCCCTTGTAGTTGATCATTTGGCTTTCGGTAGAGCATACCACCCGGCAGGGATCTCGACCTTGGAAGGCCCGGAGAGCTTACCGTCACGGTCGAAGGCATACACGCTGGCCTTCACCGGCCTAGCGATCAGCACCGGGTCACCGTGCGGGACCATCACCACCTTTGTCCGGCAACCCAGGCAGATCGGCAATACGAGCAGCCAGATCATTCTTGAGAGGCTTGGGTGCATTGCCGTGTTGAACGTCTGGTGGAGGAGTTTCTCGGAACCAATCAAGGAACGCCTTGAGAATCTGGTAAATCCAGTTCACTCGGGTTTCTTGTCGGCCTCTTTGGCATCCTTCGCCATGATAAGTCCGAATCCTGCCGTAGCCGCAGCAATGGTCGACGCGATATCAACGGAGGTCGCAGGATCGCCATCAAACATAGCCTTCAGCGCACCGCCAATGGCGACGAGAATTGCGCCGATACCGGCCAGCGTGGTCTTGGTGTTTTTCATCTTTTGAAGAATAGTTTGTAGGCTCCGTAGAGCGCACAGATCAAGCCGATCACAGCAGTTGCTAAACGCACCCAATCTGTCAGCACCGGAATGAACGAGGCAGCAGTAACCCCGGCAGCGGCGGTGAGCGAAACAATCGGGCTGTTATTTCCAGAGTGATTGGTTGAGTCCATGGTTTACTCGGGCTTGTTCGCAGCGTTTACGATCTTGTCCACGATAGGCAGAGCAACCTTGGCGTTCTGTAGGCCACCAGCCTTGACGCTGATGTCGATCAGTTGCAGCAGTTGCTGAATCTCCTCCTGAGTCAGTTCGATGGTAATCATTCGGCGGGAACGATAACCGGAGCCACCGGCTCGCTCAAGTCTGGCGCGGGAGGAGCGATCACCGGAGCCTGGATGGTGGTTCCATCGACAACCGAGTCGCCCCACGGCAGCGGAGGAGTGGTGATCGGAGGATTCTTTTGATTCTCGATCTGCTGGGCCACAGCGGCTTCGGCAGCGGTTTTGTCCACGCCAGAAGTCCACACCCAGTTCAGCACTTCCTCCTGCGTCAGGCTATTGAACGCGATGAAGCTCGACGGATCAGGCGGTGAGAACGAGACCGTCGCATAGACCGATCCGCTGTACTGACCATCCGTAGCAGAGCAACGCCAAGCGGCGGTGACGACGACATCGGTCAGAGAGCCTTCGACAGGCTTGACCCACAGGGTTTCGATTTTCCAGAGGGGAGTCATAAGATTAGGCGTTCTTCAGAGCGTTGACTTCAGCGGCGAGTTCTTGGATGGCCTTCACCAGCACAGGAATGAGGTCTTGGCGAACGGACTTGTAAGGAGCCTCTCCTTCAGGGGCAGGATCTTTCCACTCGTCGATCAGGTTCGGGAACACGGTTTCAAACTCCTGAGCGATGAAACCACGGTCTCCCTTGATGTTCTTACCTTTTCCAGTCTTCCAATCGAACTTGCGGGGCTTGAGGGCGAGGATGGCATCAAGACCAACGTCGATGTCCTGCACGTTCTCCTTCAAGCGAGCATCTGAGATTGCAGAAATCGTCGTGTTGGTGGCGTACACAGTGCCTCCCATTCCGACATAGAAACGATAAGCTGATGCACCAGTTGAATAAAGTTGATAGCTTGTATCAGTATTAACAGAAGAAGACATCGTTGCGGTTGTGATGCCATTCGGTCTGACATACCAACCAACAGTGGTATCGCTAAGAGCCGTCTTCCCCACCAACAGATTCCCACTCGCATCCAGCGTCATCCCGGTTGTCCAGGTGATCGTAGATGCTGCCGTCCCGGTTCCTGCGTAAAGCCATTGATGTTGTCCCTGATTTTGGCTGTATGCGGTAGCAGCAACAGGAGTTCCAGCGGTTCCGATCAATCGCAACCAATTTGTTCCATCGTAATACGCATTGTTAAGGAGAAACGAATATCCAGTGGTATCAGTCGTGTATGCAACAGATCCACCAGCACCAATCTGGAACGCCTTGTAAGTGCTATGCCACGCACTCGGCGTAACCCCCACGCCGACGTTGCCGGAGGAGTCGAGCAGAAGTTTGTCGCCTCCAGTCCTAGATGCAAAAGTGACAGCATCCGAAAGCACCACCAACCCTTGAGCAACCGTTGCATACATCGACGCTGTACCGGAAGCAGCAGCTACTGAATAAGTGCCAGTGCCGATTGTAAACAGATTGGTCGGACTCGCAGTGCCAGCACCCACACCAGTCGAAGTAACCGCCAGCTTGTTCGTTCGAACCGTCAGGTCGCCGGTGATGGTGGCGGAGGCGAGGGTGGCGGTGCCGCCGGCTCCGAGGATCTGATTGGAGGTGATCTTCTTCGTGGTGCCCGACGCCGCCATCGACGTATCGGAGACGTCCACAATCGGCAGAACGTCTGCCGCGGGATCGACGGTGGTGATGGCCGCCAAGGCCGTGATTTTCGTGTCTGCCATATGCTAGTTTGCTTGGATGATCAGTTTGCCTGTGTCCTCCTGGAGCAGGAAGTCCCCGCTTTCCAAGAGCAAAGAATCGAAAGTGCCGAAGGTGATGACGATCTTGTCAGTGCCATTCTCCAGCAGAACAAAGAACTCGTCCTCCTGCAGCAAGTCACGCCGCAGTATGGGATAGTCCGCACCGCCGCCGCCGCCAGCGAACCGCTGGACGTCAACGCCGAGGCCTAGTCCCAGTCTCATTGATTAGACCCACTTGCGGTTGTACGCCACGATACCGCCGCTGCTCAGAGCGAGCGAGGTGAACACACCGGAGATCGAATCGCCGGCCTGTATGGTCACGCCAGAGCCCAAGCCGGTGATGTTGGACGTGCAGCCCGACAGGATCGACGTCGAGACGGCATGGATCTCCATCCAGTTGCCGCTCACCGTACCGTCGGCCGCGGTGATGTATTTGCCGCCGAACTCGCCGGCGAGCTGACGATTAGAGCCAACATTCATAAAGTGAACTTCTGACTGCTCCTCTTTGTGCCACCTTGCCAACCGACCTGCAAGCGTGTACCCCCGCACTTAACCCTAACCTCCGGGTTGTCGCGCTCGATCTCCTTCAGGAACTGCGAGTCCTTCCAGCAGTCGTAGCCGTACTTCGTGCCCCAGGCATGGTACAGCGTAGGGTCGATACGCATCCGAAGACGGCCGATGCCGTCCACACTGCGCAAGTCGGTC